TTATTTCTGAATTATGACATCACAAACAAACCCCCGATTGTTGTAAACCACGTCTACAGTCTGACCGACAGCCAGTTCCGGAATACAGGACAAGCCAAGGTTATCGCTGACAAAAATATTGCCGACAGCATCACCGTTTACCTGTGAATCCTTGTACACCGAATGGAGCGTTACACCTTTTACAGGATTACCAGTCTTGCGACTGATATAATCAACATTCTGAATACCCAAAACTTTTACTTTCATTTCTGAAATCTCCTCTCAATATTAAATTATCAATGTTCTAAACACCCACACGTATTTGCAGATGTAAGGTACACAGTACCAACGCTACAGTAAAAAAACATTTGTGTGCCTGTCCATAACTCATACACACCTCGTAAATCCGACTTTCACGGTTGCCAGCACGCCCCTTTAGTTATGATTCATGGCGCTTGCAGTTCTTTCCGTTGAGAGTTACCTTCACTCTGTATTTAAAGGGCTTGTGACCTTCCCGAATCAACGGGGCTACATTAAAGGATAAGATACTCATTCTTTGTCTTAATTAAATTTCCCCTTTCATTCCCTGTGTTTTTTTGTTATAATTGATGTTGCAACAATAGTATAACACACTTGTGACATAGTGTCCATTGACACTTGTGACAAAGTGCGCCTGCTTTTTTTGTACACTTGTGACAAAGTGCACAGGAGGGAAACATATGAGCGATTTCAATAAGCAAAAATATGATAACGAATATGCAAAGAAAAACTATGACAGGTGTATATTTAACGTACCAAAAGGACAAAAGGCAATTATTAAATGCCACTATGAGAAAAAAGGCTATGAATCACTAAATGTGTACATTAATGAACTGATAAGACGAGACATGAACGAACCAGCAGAAGAGAAGAGTGCGGACAAAAACATAAACATTGGAAATAACAAAGGTATCGTTATCGGTGAAAATAACAACGGTACAATCAACCTTAAGAAATAAGCTTGTTAACGTTCGCCCAAATGTATTAGTCCACCCCATCCCAGCTAGTTACCGGTCGCAATTAGTCATTCGTTCCTGTTACGGAAATAACCCCAATTACAAAAATGAGTCTTAAGTGTTGCTATAGTCAAGTAATGCGCCCCAAGGGGCGCATGCAGATAAACGACTATCACCGGAGTAAATGCCGTCAAATAATCTGACACCATTCATCCCCGTATCTTACCCAATCAGAGAAAACACCCTTGTGTGATGATTCATGCGGGGCCCCCCGCCCCCCCTTCATTCATCATCACACAAGGGCGCTTTCTTCCTCTTTTGGTTCTTCAAACGTCATGTATGTATCATATAATCTGCCCCATTTTCTACTATATCGGAAAAACTCACTATCAACCTTTTCTTTCATTGGATACCACTTCTTGACCGATACAAACAGCGTAGGGGCAAACATAAGAATACTCAACAATCGGCCTTTCCATCCATAATTAGATACTTTTCTATGGACAAATTCATATTCAACCAATGAACGTACCTGTCTGTCAATCATCCTGTCAAATTGCGCAATGAGAATAACGTCATAACCATAATGGCGGTGAACTTGAAAAAATTCGTTCCAATCGTCACGGCCTTGTTTTGACCAATCGCGAGCGTTAAACATCATTTGCGCTTCATCAATAATGAGAACAAGAGAACCCTCTTTCATTGGCCTGTTTTCAAAATGCTTTTTACTACGCTCAACCAGATAATTAACAGACAAGTCCCGATTCGGCAAATACGTGAAACATTCCGGATGCTTTACACGATTAAGATTAATCGGAATATTGGTTATCACCGGACAAGAGCGGAACAACCTATAATAGATAACCCTTGCAACGTGCAGGCTTTTCCCCGATCCGGGAGTACCAGTATACAAATATATCATTTCCGTTCCCCTTTCCAGTCCTGAAGACTAAACCACATATGCAGAAATGCCCACCATGCAACCAATATGAAAATATCCTCTAAACTATCCATAACGCACCCCCTTAATCACCAATTATCTTAATCCAGCGCATGGCGATACTATAAAGATAGAAGAGTGCAATTACCCCCAGCCAAGTCTTGCCGATAGTCACAAAAGCCTTAACAGGGATGAACCAATTAAGATAATTAAGGTAAGGCAAAGAGCCAAACGCACTAATGTATCTTTGAAACGGCGAAGTAGGCAATACCTGCATAAGTACAGTAACAAAAGAATTCAGCATATTCTGTAATATTTCTACCATAAAATTACCCCCTAATCATATAGCTGCGTGTTATCACAATCAGACCAACAATAAACAATAAACATTCTATGTCACGCATGATTTCCGCAACACTGTCAAATACAGACAGATCAACCTCAATCATATAAGTACCCCAAGAACTGATACCAGCAGGATACTTAATTGGAAACTCAATCTTTGGCGCCTGTGGTTCGGCACACAGCACATTAACAAAATCAATAAAATCAAACGGCAGGCAGAACGGAAACAATTCCGCAAGACCATCGACAATAAAATTTTTCATATCCACCGGAATTTCAGTAGTAACATCACTAATCGGTTTCTCATTGTCGGGATCTTCGGTAATCAAAGTCGAATTAGACAAATTAGCCAACGCAAGACCTAATGCTTTATTAAAATCTTCCAACGTTAACGCACCAGTAGACAAGTCAGACAAAGCATCCGGAAGCGCCTCGGCCGATGGCAAATTCAGCGGATAAGTTTGCACACCAACTTGCGAACCGATTCCAACAATGTCAATATCATCCGGATTATCAGCAGTTTCTAATGCGCTTGCAACGGCAGAATTAAGAGCATACTCCACTTTTTCGCCCTCTGAATACGGAGTATCATCAATAACAATTTTAATATTCGGACTTAAACACAGACCAAGTTTAGCATCCATAAAAGATATAACCTTTTCAGCAGAAACAAGTTCCCCACTATATATATAACAATTACCATTATTAATCTGCATCTTGTTAACATATAATTCCCCACAACTAAATGCAAATGTCTTAGAAGCCGTGTTAACAGTACACGTTGCATTTCCATTTACTACATTAACCCATATATTATTATTGCTATTTTGAAGATAGCCAAAATAATGATCATATTTTTCCAATTCAGTCCATGCCTTGGAAGGCACATTATAATTGCCAAAATGAATACCCCAATAAACAGGAAATCCAACTAATTCCGACAAAGATTCCAGTTTCCAATATTGATAATCCGGTCCAATAATGTAATCTTCCAATTTATTATTAAAATATAAACTCGAAATCCATTTCTTGAATTTTTTCCACATATCACCGCTGGTAGATAAGCCACCATCAATAACACTTAATGCCCATTGTTCCACATCTTGCTGTGCAGACCATACAACATCATCCGTTTCAGCCATCCAAGAACAAAACGAATCTAATTGATCATTACCCCAAGTCTGTAAAGCATCACGGTTCTGATATACCGCCACAGTAGTAGCGGAGATGCCCAGAGTTGCCATAAGCAACGCAAATGCCTCACCAGCCGTTAAAACAACACCGCCAATGACAACAGAAGAGGCATGCACATCACTATATACCGTATTAGTCATGATGCATAATGAAAGCAACGAAACAATTATCATTTTCTTTACGCTTTTAATGTATACCATTTTATTCATCCCTTTCCCAAAAAAAATGTGGACACACCCACTAGGATATGTCCACCACGGCAGTAGTCATTAGCCAGTAACTTTTTTAAAAATCCGGATACCCAGAGTAACAACAACGATACCGCCGACAACCGGCAGAGCCACCGGAAGAATAGAACCGATAGCGCCCATTGCTTCTGTAGCAATGGCAGAAACACCCGTGGTTAATGCAGTAGTAACAGCTTCCATGTCAAGATTCTCCTTTCATCATTTTTTTTGCCAGATTGATAATCTCGCCAATAATAAAGGACAAAACAGAAAGGACAATACCACACGCAAAGCCTACACTATAAAGTTCGACAACGTTGATTAAAGTCATTTTACCCGCCCCCATAAAATCTTTGAAAAAATCAATCCGCCTGTTATACCCATGAAAAATATGATAAAGAGCAGAAGAGCAGTAGCGCTCATTATTTGCCCAGTATAACCGTTATTTTCCGATTCGGAAACTTCCAAAGCCGATTCCAGATCGTTAATTAAAAATTCTTCAAAATCCTCAATACCCGAAAAATCAAGCGACGTAGCATCAGAGCCAGTTGCATAAAACGAAAGACCATACATAAAATTCACCTTTCAATTTGACGAAAAACTCAAAAACTGGTATTATAGCAATAGACACAGACACCCAACTATTCGCGAAAGTCTACTGTTCCGACACAGTTTTACGAATAGTTGAATTCCGGATGATCTTAATAACTGTACAGAAGTATGGGCAAAAGCGTGGCCTTCTCCTACTCCATAAGACACTGGCACAGTCCATGATTTCTGAACACGCTACGCGTAGAAATCATTGCTATGCCGCGTCGATAACCGAAGGCCATGCCCCTGTTCTTGACGCGTCAGCATATGTATCTACCAACAGTGTATAACCGCGACACCAGTAGGAGTGTACTGGCATCCCACTAAACACAATCCGTGAAAACGGGCCCCCCTGCGATGCCCCCATTTTCCGCCCAACGTTTTTTCGTTTCAAAAGGTACAAGGGTGATCAACGAGATAGGGTAGTTTTCGCCGCTAAACAACGGCGATCAACAAATTAAGAATCATTTCCATTTTTTCCGGATTTACCAGCCGAAGCATCAAGGCCAACAGCGTGGACATCCGATAAATTCAAAAGGGCAGTCTTGCCATTAGTCAAATTAACGGAAAAAGTAACCAATACAGGCGAATAAGCATCTTTTTTCGAAGCAAATTCATATTGTTCCGGAGTTGCCCA